GTCCCTACGTACAATTGAAGATAGTTTAAGAAACTAAATTAGCCGCAGCAAGACGAGGGCGGCTGTAAATAAGCTTCTTGCGCCCAGTATGGCACGACTGCACACTGCCCGTTGATCTGGACGATCATTTAGATATAAGTAACACGATATTTGTCGACGAAACCACTTTAGCCAAATGTTTATGATTACTCTATAACGACAAACAGTGAAAGACTGTATAACCTTTCAAAACCCAACGGATTACGAACCTTAAAGTAACTATTGTAGACGAAGTCTAGTAGTCTCCCAATATAGCCCTGAAAAGCTTGAGGGACGCGATAGCTCTATTTTAAGACGTGAGGCTTTAAATTCTGATAAATACATTACCTGAGAATTCCTCTTCGGAGTTTGAATTTTTGTAAAATTAGTACCAATACTTAATAGAATTTAAATATGTTAACAATGCTGAAGACATGTATTTCGGTTGTTAACCTCTATATTTCTATATAAAGTATCTGTGAATCTCGGTGGATATCACAGTATGGTCGCAGTTAACCTGCAATTTTACAATTCCTGTGTCGGAGCAGTGGTAATGGAGCCGGACTATTTTGCCAAAAATGTTTACTTCTCAACAAACCAACAACAAAATCACCAAACAACCCGCCCCCCTTTCATATCTTTCAAGTATGAGAGCTATTACAATGGACCAAGATGAGTTTTTCTCATTGAAGGACGTTGAAAGAGCTCAAATACTTAAGATGTGTTATGTAGATCGCTTTGCTTTTCACATGCTTCATGAGGATGTGAACTGCATTGGATTTACATTATCCATTTATGATAAGGACGTGAGAACAGAAGGATTAGAGTATTGGGATGTTAATTGTGAGTATCACGAAAATTTATACGATGCATTAATTGACTCCGAGTTTTCTCAAACTTGGTTTACATTATTGCTGAAATATATTGAGTACGTGCCCCCACAATTGAATTGGAGACGGATGCCGATCTTTCCTACCATCTGTGTGTCAAAGCACTGGTGGTATGAATTATACCGAATTGGTTTCTTGAATAAACTTTATAAGTGTGGCACTTGGGAACAGATTCTACTTCTCCTTTCTGGAGATATTGAATCCAACCCTGGCCCCACTTATATTGATTATAAAGAAACTTGCCGACGACAACATAAACGCAAACGCGTTTCCCGTAGTTATGAGGAGATCAAGATGCAACAACATATTGATCGAGTTATAAATGACGAGAAACGTTCCCACGAAACAAAACCCCGCAAATTGAAGAATATCATTGAAGTAGAGATGCAGATGTTAAATCTCATTCCTGCTGCTATGTCTGCAGTTCCTGCCTTGTCCGCAGCCTACCTAGGAAACAAAACTAGGAAAACTATGGATAAAGGTAGCGAAATGCTTTCACGAGTTAATGATAATCTTCTTCCCCAATTAGAAGAAACTTTAGCTGGTTTTAGAGCCACATATGCGAAATGCGAAAGTGCTTTCTTTGGCACTATCAATGTTTTGGATTTATGTTCTGACATTGTTAGTGCTTTATTGCAAGTATCTTTCGCACGACCGAATATGAAATTGGCCTCTATTGCAGTTGAATGTTTTAGATTAATTAAGAAATATGTAGGTAGTTTTAAAGTTAACACTGATATTATTAAAGATTTAATTTCCGTAGTTCCTTCTGCACCAGTGATTCTCCCCCAAAAGGATGTCACTATGCAGATTGATCTTGAAGATATTAATTTCCTTTTACAACCTAATATCATTGTTAGCGCAATATTTTTAATTTTAAGTGTAGTATTTACAAAAAGTTTACCTTCAAAAACTGGAATGGAATCTATGATTAAGAGAGTTGGAGATCTCGGACGCGCTGCAAAAGGCGTATCCGATCTTAATTCTGTTTTAAATAATTCCATTACAGTTATGTTGGAACACTTTGGTGTAAATACTTTAGGTTTAAAACAAGAAGCTGAGCTTCAAATCACCGTGAATGGATATAAAACATGGTGTGATGAAGTTCGAGCTTTAGTAGGACATAAGATTAGAGTAGATGGTAGTTTTGATAGTAAAAGTATAGTAGAGAATATCATGAGAGATATCCATGAAATCGCTCGCGTCGAACAGATGTATAAGCGAGGAATGGAAATTTCACGTGATATTGCCGAATTACGATTACCCTCAAAATTAACCATTAGTTTTAATACACATATGCGATATTTAACCGAAGTATATAAGGCTGTTGATACTTCCGGAGCTTTTGGAAACAAACCACGCACTCAACCAGTAGTTATCTGGTTGTTTGGCGAGTCTGGAGTAGGAAAATCTGGAATGTCATGGCCTTTAGCCGTAGATTTAAATAATAGTTTAGTAGATAGTGTAGAAGAAGCACGTAACTTTTCCAAAAACATTTATATGAGGAATGTTGAACAAGAGTTTTGGGATAATTATCAAGGTCAAAATGTAGTAATATATGATGATTTTGGTCAATTGCGAGACTCTTCAGCAAACCCAAATATGGAATTTATGGAATTGATACGTACTGCTAATATAGCTCCCTATCCCTTACATATGGCCCACCTAGAAGATAAGAGGAAAACTAAATTTACATCGAAAGTTATATTGATGACTTCTAATGTTTTTGAACAATCTGTAAATTCATTGACTTTTCCTGATGCTTTCAGACGCAGAGTGGATCTGTGTGCTGAAGTTAGGAATAAAGATGAATTTACAAAAGAAGGTTTTTCAAAATTGAAGAATTCAACAGTAAGACGATTAGATAGAGATTTAGTTCAGAAGAAGACTGGAGAAATTGTGAGTACTTCACCATATCTCATCGATCTTGTTAACCCGGAAACGGGTGATAAGATTGCGTGTGATGTTGAATATGAGCAATTTCTTGACATGTGTCTTGAGAAAACAAAAGAATGCCGGCAACAATCTGCTGGTATGAATGAGTTTTTGATGGATTATGCCGAACGTAGAATTAATAGACCTAAGCAAATTCATGACGTTTTACCCGAAATGCAATTTGAAGATGCGATGGATCGACCATTAGATGTTACTATGCAAGCTGATGTTGATCCAACGTTGATTCCTATTGAGAATTCCCGATTGCAAGATTTGATTGCTTCTTGTAGCGATACTATTATATATTCATATAATGGTGTTGCTACAAAGGCGTCAGAAATTGCTTTCCACCTTGCTTCCTTAGATTATAACGAACAATTAGATAAAATTAAGAACATGAAGTATTACGAAAAAGTGGAAACAGGAGTGACATATTTGAAAAACGTTTTGAAATCTGGCCTTAACGTATGTAAAGACTGGATTTCGGAATGTGTAGAATATGCCAAAAACCATCCTTGGACCACTGCATGTGCAATTCTAGGATCCTTACTTGGTATTCTTACCATTGTAGGATTCTGGAGTTGGTTATGTGGAGATCCAAAGAAGAGACCTGAAAAACACTATTTCGTACACGTAGGAGGATTAGTTTTAGTTATTCCTTTGAGAACTGATATTAACTGTGGCTGGGAATTAGAAGAAAGCTTGGACTTGACGAAAATGAAAGTTCAAGATGTTGAAGATCATCTTTTAACACTTCTGAAACCTAGACACAGAGTAGTATTAGTTCCTAAAGTGACTAAATATATTTTAAATTTAACTCTTAACCATGCCAAATTAACCGATAAAATAATTTTAGTAACTAAGAACCGATATTTAACCTATCAAGGAAGAAATATTGAGCTCATTGATGGTGAGCTCAACGATTTTTCTCTTGATGAAATGGAAAAAGGCACAAGTGTAGAGGCATTTGCATCCGCAGATGTTAATACATATAAACAACGGACCCCGATAGTCATGGAAGCTCAGTCTTCAGGTGATTGTGTAACTCTTAAACAACAAAAACCAATTGTTGTTGAAGCATCATCATCAGGAGATTGTGTGACCAAGGCGAAACCACAGTCACGAGTGATTGAAGCATTTGCAAGCTCAGATGCATTAACAATGCGTAAACCCACTTCCAAATTCGTTGAAAGTGATGGATACGACACTGTTGATGTGAGCATGCAAATGTGGAAAGATCAAGTGGCGCAACGACTGATAACTAATCGCATTTTAACAAACCTTTACAAAATTTGTTTAGTGCGTGATGACGGCCGCGTAACACCATTAACGAACGGACTTTTTGTTCGTTCTAATTTGATGTTGATCCCAGGACACCTTACTGGATTCATTCAAGAGGATGATGTAATAGAAATTAGAAATCTTTTTGACGTGGTATTTAGAGTACCATGGCAAGATGTACAACAGATTCCTATTGTAAATGCTCTTAATGAATCCAAAGAGGCAGCAATTCTATCATTCCCCAAACATGTTTGTCAACATTCTGATATTGTAAAGCATTTCCAAAATGCTGAATCAATGTCAAAATTCAAGCGTTGTGAGGTAACGCTTCCAGTTTTGCGATATTCTGAAAAGTTGAAATGTTTAGTTTCAACTTTAATTGAATGTAACAAAGTGGAGGCTTATGATAGACCCTACACCCTTAACGATAAGACCAAAGGGCAATATATTCTAAGACAAGGATTAGAATATACAATGCCCACCACGAACGGAGATTGTGGAGCCCCTCTTATTATTAATGAGACTCAAGTTTTGAGAAAGATAGCTGGAATTCATGTAGCAGGAGATGCTGCAGGGAAAGCCTATGCTGAATCTATAACCCAAAAAGATTTGGAAAGAGCATTTAGTAAACTAGATGTTTCTATGCAGATCCAATTGGATTTAGATTCCACACTTGATTTCTCAAAACCAGAACCCCTTTTGCCAACTGATACTGAATTTGGACCTGAAGATCTCACTTTTTGTGATCTTCCGGCCCTTAAGATGATACCTGTTGGTAAAATCCCTGACCCCCTTTTCGAACCAGGCAAGACTGATATAAGACCTTCTTTAGTACATGGAAGAATTTCTGACATAAAGACTAAGCCTGCTTATTTGCGTAATGTTTACGCAGATGGCGAGTTTATCAATATGAAACACAGAAATCTAATGAAATGTGCTATGGATACACCTTATATCAAGAAGGAGTTAGTAGAGGAGGCATACCAATTAACCAAAGCAGTTTGGTTGAAAGGTATGCGTGATGAATTGAAGAAGGTTCTCACTTATGAAGAAGCCATTATTGGCTCCGAAGTAAGTGAGTTCATTTCTTCAATTAATCGGAGTAGTTCTCCTGGTTATCCTTGGATAAAGGATAGACAGCGAGGAACTAAAGGAAAACAAGGCTGGTTCGGCTCAGATGTTAATTACGAAATTAATTCTGAGGTTGAACAAGCCTGCTTACGACGAATCAACGCAGCACGAGAAGGAAAAAGATTACCTGTGATGTGGGTTGACACTCTGAAAGATGAGCGTCGACCTATTGAAAAAGTTAATCAATTGAAAACTCGTGTATTCTCAAATGGACCAATGGACTTTTCTATAGTTTTTCGAATGTATTATTTGGGTTTTATAGCCCATTTAATGGAAAATCGAATAACTAATGAAGTTTCTATTGGAACGAACGTGTATTCCCAGGACTGGAGTAAAACCGTTAGAAGATTAAAGAAATTTGGAGATAAAGTAATCGCTGGAGATTTTTCAACCTTTGATGGATCTCTTAACGTTTGCATTATGGAGAAATTTGCAGATTTAGCTAACGAATTTTACGATGATGGCCCTGAAAATGCATTAATCCGACATGTCTTATTGATGGATGTTTACAATTCAGTTCATATTTGTAATGATTCCGTCTATATGATGACCCATAGCCAACCCTCAGGAAACCCCGCAACGACACCACTCAACTGTTTTATCAATAGTATGGGTTTGAGAATGTGTTTCTCAATCTGTGCTAAAGAAGCAGCAGTTGCTATGACGATGAAGGACTTTAGTAAACATGTTTCCATCGTCTCTTATGGAGATGATAATGTTATTAACTTCAGCGATGAAGTTAGTGAATGGTATAACATGTATACTATTGCTGATGCTTTCAAAACCCTTGGATTCACCTATACAGATGAACTCAAGGGTGTTGGAGGCTTCGTACCCAAATGGCGAACGATTGAAGACGTACAGTATCTAAAACGACGTTTTAGATATGATACAAAGAGGAGAGTGTGGGAAGCTCCATTATGCATGGACACAATTCTCGAAATGCCTAATTGGTGTCGAGGAGGACTCGATATTCAAGAAGGTACTAAATTGAATTGTGAAAATGCAATAATGGAACTTTCCATGCACGAAGAAGAAGTTTTCAATATGTGGTCAAAGAAAATTTGTAAAGCATATGAAAACGCAACCGGAGATTGTCTTGATATTAACACCTATCGAGGCTATGCCCAAGAGAGATTCTTGGAATATTATATGTAAGTATAATATTCCGGGAGGCATCTATTCATGGTCACCCATCACTTGAGGAAATTTCCAATAAACTTAAGTGTAAGGCTTGAATAGATGGTCGAGGTGCCCTATTTAGGGTGAGGAGCCTCGCTGGCAGCCCCAGCAAATCCTCTATTGGATAGAAACCGCTATATCGGGTAGCTATAGCAGTCAGACAGTAATATGTTTGGCGTTTCGAAATACCATACCTGCTGATAACCAAACCCAAAGCAATACTTCCAACGTACACAACACGGAACTCGCGTCGACCAACCAGGAAAATAGCATCGAAACGGAACAAATCACCACCTTTCATGATGTGGAAGCTCCAAATAGGATCGATACCCCCTTGGCTCAGGATACTTCATCGGCTAGGGAAATGGATGATACGCACAGTATTATTCAGTTTCTACAACGCCCCGTTCTCATTGACAACATTGAGATCGTGGCGGGAACTACCAACGACAGTAACAAGCCACTCAACCGATATGTGCTAGCAAGGACTAATGCTCAACCCATGATTAAATCTTGGACATTACCATCAACAGTGCTTAAAGCTGGAGGAAAAGCCCAAAAGCTTGCCAACTTTAAATACTTGCGATGTGATGTAAAGGTTAAGATTGTGTTGAACACTAATCCTTTTATAGCCGGAAGGCTATATCTAGCATATTCCCCGTATGACGACAAAGTTGCAACAGCTCGAAGAGTGCAAAACACTTCTAGAGCTGGAGTGACAGGATACCCCGGAATCGAGTTGGATTTCCAACTCGATAATTCAGTCGAGATGACTATTCCATACGCTTCTTTCCAAGAAGCTTACGATATAGTCTCAGGGACCGAAGATTTTGTGCAATTGTATCTTTTCACAATTACACCAATTCTAGGTCCTACCTCGGCGACCGCACAAAGTAAGGTCGATCTCTCAGTCTATATGTGGCTTGATAACATTTCCCTTGTTATCCCAACATATAGAGTGAGTGATAACTTACTCCCGAAAGTGACTTCCCGAACAGTGACAGAATTTGTTCCAAATCCAACAAATTCTGAAGCCCAGACGATAAAAGATACTCTTGCTAAACTCAAGACGCAGTCAAAGGCTAGTTATGATTATATCATTTCCGCGTTAACTAACATTAACCCAGAAATGAAGAATGTAACAATGCAAGCGAATGCTCCTGGGCCTAGCAAGAAACAATCCAAACCCACTTCCGAAAATCCCAAAATTGGGCCTATTTCAGAAGTTGCTTCTGGCGTGAAAACCGCTGCCAATGGTATTGAGAGAATACCAGTGGTAGGCGAAATCTGCAAACCTGTAACTTCCGCAGTTAAATGGTTTGCTGATATCGTAGGTAGCGTAGCAGCAATTTTTGGATGGTCCAAACCTCGAAATCAAAATCAAGTAACTCCATATCAAAATGTCCCTGGATGGGGCATGTCCCTATACAAAGGCATTGATATGAGTGTCCCATTGGCTTTCGACCCCAATAACGAACTTGGCGATCTAAATGACGTATTCCCTTCTGGAGTAGATGAAATGGCCATTGGATATGTTTGCGGCAACCCAGCCGTGAAACATGTCCTCACCTGGAAAATAACTGATCTTGTACAATCCCCAATAGCGAATGGAGATGATTGGGGAGGTGTAATACCGGTGGGTTTGCCATGTTATTCGAAGACGATTCGTTCTGTAAAAGGAACGACAACGACAACGAAAACAGAGGTTATGGATGCAGCACCATGTGAATTTGTAGCAAATATGTTCTCTTACTGGAGAGCAACTATGTGCTATAGAATCACAGTGGTGAAGACAGCTTTTCACACTGGCAGATTAGAGATTTTCTTCGAACCAGGACAGATACCAATTACGACAACTGCAGATAATATCTTACCCGATTTAACACAGTTGACTAAGACTACAGCTCCTTCCGATAACAACTATAAATATATTTTAGATCTTACTAACGATAGTGAAATTACCATTAAAGTACCTTATGTTAGTAATAAGATGTTTATGAAGACCACCGGCATCTATGGCGCAAATTCAGAAAACAACTATGCCTTTGCAGAATCCTTCACTGGATTTCTTTGCATAAGGCCTGTTACTAAATTGATGGCACCGGATACTGTTTCAGACAATGTATCAATCGTTGTTTGGAAATGGGCAGAAGACGTAGTCGTAGTAGAACCAAAACCCCTCACTTCAGGATCAACACGAGTATTTGATGTCCCCGCAACAGCTTCAGATTCAATAATTAACGTAGATATGCAAATTAATTTAAGAAACAAAACCGACGAAAATATCATTTCATTCTTTGACTCAACTAGCGCGAACACCCAAAATACGAATGTTCTCATGAAGGGATGTGGAGAACAGATCGTAAATCTTAGACCACTTCTCAGAACTTTCCGAGCAATTTCAGATAATTGGGAACTGAAAGCAGAAACCAAAACACCCATCACTAACCTTACTAATAAAGCAGATACCGTAGGTCGAGATTATATATCTTACCTATCATATTTATATAGATTTTATCGAGGAGGACGACGTTATAAATTTTTCAACACCGCACCCCTAAAACAATCTCAAACCTGTTACTTACAAAGCTATCTTTGTCCCCGTAACTACACTTCCGACGAAATCAACATCGACGGACCCACTCATATTACATACCCCGTAATCAATCCAGTACATGAAGTAGAAGTTCCCTTCTATTCTCAGTACCGCAAAATACCAATTGCGTCAACCACAGATAAAGGTTATGATTCTTCGCTCATGTTTTACACAAACGTCTCAACGACGCAGAAAGTATTCCGAGCGGGAAATGATGACTTTTCCTTTGGATGGCTAATTGGCCCCCCTCAACTACAAGGCATAACCAAGGAAACGACCCCTTAGTTATAAGTTAGTTTTAAGATGTACATAATAGGACAGACACCCCTATTATGTATGGCTATAGTCTAAATTTTTCAGAAAATTTCAGTTTAGACCGAAACCGAGCACAAGCATAGGCTTAAGTGGAGCTTGCTCCCCTGCCTAACCAGCAGTTTTAAACTTATGTAAGTGCGTCAAAATTTCGAATTAGGATAATTTAAAAAAAAAAAAAAAAAGAAAAAAAAAAAAAAAAAAAAAAA